GAAGGCTCGTTATCCAAAAAAGCCGAGTTTATAACAAAGTATTGCAATCTCAAGAAGAACAGTTCTCTTGCATGGCTTGACACAGAAACGGTCAAGAAGTGCTTCGGAAAACAGCTTGATATTGACGATTTCCGGTCAAGCTACGCAGTAGCAGGAATCGACCTGTCACAAACTACGGACTTGACAGCGGCGGTCGTGATTATCGAGAAAGACGAAGAGTTGTATGTTCTGTCAAAGGCTTGGCTTCCTTCCGAAAAGATAGACGATGCCATAGCAAGAGACGGACTTCCATATAAACAGTACATTGCGAACGGATGGCTTGAATTATCCGGAGAAAACTTCGTTGATTATCACGATTGTTACGAATGGTTTCGGATGCTTGTCGAAGAGTATGAGATATTGCCGATCATGGTCGGATATGACCGATACAGTGCTCAATATCTGATACAGGACATGGAGACATACGGATTCAAGACCGATGACGTTTATCAGGGGGATAATCTCTGGGGAGTTCTTCAAGAGATGGAAGGGCTCTTCAAAGATGGAAAAGTTCACATGGGCGATAACGACCTGATAAAGGTACATATGCTCAATTCAGCGATCAAGATGAGTACGGAACGAGGTCGGGGACGTTTAGTCAAGATCCGACCGACAATGCATATAGATTTAGTTGCGGCTTTAGCGGATGCCTTTTGCGTCCGGCAGAAGCATTACAACGAAATAGGGGATCAGCTACAAAATAGGGGATAAAAAGAAAAAATGGGATTGTTTGATGTGTTCTTCAAGAACAGACCAAAAGAGAAGGGGAAGTATGACGGTGTGTTCACAATGCTGAATGGTTATACTCCGCACTTCACTACGTTCAATGGCTCAATCTATGAATCACAGCTTATCCGCTCGGCTATAAACGTCAGAGCGACACATATCGCAAAGTTAAAAGTCGAGATCGGCGGAGCTGCAAGACCTGCACTCCGGAGCAAATTACAACACGCTCCGAATCAGTTCCAGACTTGGTATCAATTCATGTATCGTCTTTCAACGATCCTTGATGTTCACAATACAGCCTTTATATGTCCCGTATATGACGAATACGGACAGCCTTCCGGTATTGTATGTCCTTTACCGCAACAGTGCGAAGTCATATCCTTCAATGACGTTCCGTATCTGCGGTACACCTTTGCAACGGGCGAGCGAGCTGCGATTGAGCTCGCCTATTGCGGAGTGATGACAAAGTTCCAGTATAAGGATGATTTATTCGGCGAGTCGAATAGGGCTCTATTCCCGACAATCGACCTTATCGACATACAGAATCAGGGAATCAAAGAAGGCGTAAAGAGCGCTGCAACATACAGATTCTATGCGCAGGTCAATAACTTCACAAAAGCCGATGACCTTGCGAAAGAACGTAAACGTTTCACAGAGGAAAACTTCAGCAAGGACGCAGAAGGCGGCGGACTTCTGCTATTCCCGAATACATACAGCAATATCAATCAAGTCAAAGCTATTCCGTGGGTTATCGATGCAGACGAAGAAAAGCTCATAAAAGATTATGTCTTTGACTATTTCAACGTGAATGAGGAAATGCTTCAATCGCAGGCATACGGGGACAAGTGGACGGCAATATATGAAGGTGTTTGCGAGCCGTTTGCAATACAGTTCTCGGAAGTAGTAACGAAGATGCTGTTCACACTCCGGGAGCAGACACAAGGTAATTTTGTCATGGCTTCGGCGAACAGACTTCAATATATGAGCAATACAGAAAAATTGAACGTATCGTCACAGCTTGCCGACAGGGGCATCCTTAACCGTGACGAAGTTCGTGAAATATGGAATCTTCCGCCTTTACCTAATGGCGAAGGACAAGAATATATCATTCGTGGGGAGTATTGGAACGCTTCGGACAAGATAAACGAGGGTAATAACGAAGGGAGCGAAAATGAGTAAAGAGATCAGGGCTTTTAATTTTGAAGTAAGAGCAGAACAGAATGAAGAACACGGTCATTATCTTTCCGGCAGACCGATCGTATATGATGCAAGGACTGATTTAGGGGATTTTGACGAGATCATCGAAAAAGGCGCACTTGATAACGCCGATCTGAAGGATGTGAGGTTTCTTGTAAACCATAACACCGACATGATTCCGCTTGCAAGAAGCCGGAACAACAATAACAACAGCACTATGCAGATGAGTGTTGACGAAGAAGGCATGACGATTCGTGTTGACCTTGACACGGAGAACAATGCCGAAGCAAAAAGCCTATATTCAGCGGTGGAGAGGGGAGACCTTGACGGTATGTCCTTTATGTTCAGCGTTGATGCGGATAAATGGGAAGATATCGAATCGGATCATCCGACAAGGACGATCACGGGACTCGGGAAGATTTTCGAGGTTTCAGCGGTAACATTCCCGGCATACGAGCAGACATCAATATCGGCACGTGGCTTATCTGATGCACTGGAGAGCGCAAAGATATCGTTGGAGAGCGAAAGAGCTACCAAAAGAGCGATAGAAGCTCAAAAACAGAAAATCAGAATCATGAAAGGGGTCTAACTATGGAGATCAGAGAAATGACAATCGAGCAGATTGAAGAGCGCAAGACGGCAATAGTCGCAGAGCTCGACAACGAAGGCGCAGATCTCAACGCTCTTGAAGAGGAAATGAGATCGCTCAATGCAGAGGTTGAAGCCAGAAAAGCCGAAGAAGCAAAGAAGGCAGAGATCCGCAGCGCAGTAGCAGCCGGAACAGTCGGTGAAGTAGTAAAGACAATCGTAGAGGAGAAGAGAGAAATGAAAACAAACGAAGAGATCAGGGCATCCAAAGAATATACGGATGCATTCGCACGTTATCTCATCAGCGAGAACGATTCAGAGTGCAGAAGCCTTCTTACTACACAGGTATCGGGATCTGTACCCGTTCCTTCATTTGTTGATGAAATAATTAGAACAGCATGGGAAGCAGACGATATCCTTTCCAGAGTCAAGAAAACAAACATTAAAGGCAATCTCAAGGTTGCTTTCGAGCTTTCAGCAGACGGCGCATTTGTTCACACAGAAGGAACAACAGCTCCTACGGAAGAGAGCTTGACACTCGGCGTTGTTGAAATGATACCGAGAAACATCAAGAAGTGGATTCGTGTATCGGATGAAGCTATCGCAATGGGCGGCGAAGCACTCGTTCGCTATATCTATGACGAGCTCACACATCAGATCGTTAAGAAGCTCGCAGACCTTGTTGTAAACGATATCAAGACAGCTCCTACGGAAGCAACATCAAGCGCAGCTTCGGCAGCAGCTATATCCGCAAATCCTTCTGTAACGACAGTTGCAAAGGCATTCGCAAACCTTTCAGACGAAGCAGCAAATCCGGTTATCATCATGAACAAGCTGACATACGCTAATTTCGTAGCAGCACAGGCAGCAGGCAATTTTGCCTTTGATCCTTTCATGGGACTTCCGGTGCTCTTCAACAACAGCCTTCCTGCATACGACAGCGCATCACTTAACGCAGTATATGCAATCGTAGGCGATCTTGCAGGCGCACAGCTTAACTATCCCGAAGGCGAGGGACTTGTAATGAAGTACGATGACCTTTCGGAAGCAGAAGCAGACCTTGTGAAGTTTGTTGGTAGACAATATGTTGCTCACGCTGTAACGGCTTGCGGCAGATTCTGCAACATCAAGAAAACAAACGCTGTAACGTAATGAAGATCAAACTACTTCGAGACAGCAGAATAAATCACGCAGCAGGAGAGATCGTTGAGGTTTCTCCTGCGATAGCGGATTTTCTGGTGTCAGTCGGCTCGGCGTTAAATATGGAAAATAAATTTGTCGAGACGGCTACTATTCCGGTCGAGGAAGTTGCAGAAAAAGCCGTAAAAGCACCAAAGGCAACGACCAAAACCACAAAAAGGACAAAAACGAAAGAATGAAGCTTTTAATTGCGATTCCTGCTCATGACTATATGCATATGGACTTTGTGAAGAGTTTACTTGCACTTTGCAAGAGACTTGATGAGGACGGCGTAGACTATGACGTTCAGATTCACGGGGGAACGCTTGTATATCATGGAAGGGATGCGCTCGCTGATAAAGCCATAAACGGGGGATATACGGACGTTTTGTGGTTGGATTCAGACATGGTTTTCAACGATGATCTGCTTGATGATCTGATGTTTTCCGGAAAACCCTTTGTCAGTGGTATAGCACACGGGCGCAGAGCTCCACATCAGTCATGTTTGTTTACGGAGATTTATCCGAGCGTTTCAAGGTTTACGGAATATCCGGACAGCACATTCAAGGTTGCAGGATGCGGCTTTGGGTGTGTCCTGATAAAGACGGAGATCCTAAAAGCCATAAAAGAGCGACATGGGACGTGTTTCTTCCCGACACGAGAGCTCGGCGAAGATTTGGCTTTTTGTCAAAGAGCGACCGAGGGCGGTTGGGAAATATACGCAGAGCCTGCCGTAAGGCTCGGACATATAGGGCATATTGCCATATATCCGGAATATAGGGAATTGTACAAGAACAGCTTCGAAAATCCAGAGGTTTTAGAAAATGCTTGAAAAAGTGAAAAAAGCTTTGATGATATCAACAAACGACTATGATGACGAGATCATTGACCTGATATATGCAGGGTTTATCGATCTGAATATCGGCGATATTGATCCCGATTTAACCGTCTATGCAACGACAGATCCGGCGATTATTCGTGCGGTCGAGACATATTGCGGTTATCAGTTCGAAATACTTCACGGGTCACTTGAAAGGTCGAATGCGTTCAAAAAATCATACGATGAGCAAAAATCACAATTAAGTATGGCTTCTGGGTACACAGTTTGGAGTACAGCGGAATGAATCAAACGATCAAAATTTCGCTAATAAAAAAAACATACACAGTTGACTCGATCGGGAATCCTGTTGCAACGGAAGAAAAACTCGAACGGTATGCAATGACATCGAACATCAATCAATCCGAGTATTATAACGCAGAATTGCAGGGCTTGCGTCCTTATGCGTGTTATACGGTGCGATTGATGGAATATGGCGGAGAAGATGAGCTCGAAGTCGGTGGCAAACGGCTCACAATATACCGGACATATAACAGGACAGACGGACGTGTAGAGCTTTACACAGTAGAACGGAAGGGGAACAAATGACACTCGCAGAGCTTAAAACAGCACTTGAAGGCGTAAATAACGGCGCATTCAAGGACAAAGTAGCTTACAGGGCTTTTCCTGTAAACGGTGCTCCGGCTCTTCCGTTTATTTGTTTCATGGAAACGGAAAGCGAGAATTTTCTTGCAGATTCTATTGTCTATCACAAGCTCACGGACGTAAACATAGAGTTTTATTCCAATTTCAAGGATGTAACGAACGAGGAAGCTATCGAATCGATGTTAAACAGTAACAAGCTTGTCTGGGATAAGGAAGAGACCTATATCGAGGATGAGGATCTTGTCGAAGTGATTTATGGTATCACGATATGAGCGGAATCAAAGCTGATGATTTAACAAAAGCATTCATGGCGATTCTTGAGGATTTTCGGGACGCAACAGAGGAACAAGTTGCTTTTGCTTTGCAACAGACGGCGGAAGATTGTGCAAATGAATTGAAAGTAGCACATCCGGCAGGATCAGGGAAGTACAGCTCATGGGCGACTTATAACAAGGGATGGGGCAGAACAAAGATAAACATCAAGAAACACGGAAAATATTCAATATCCGTCTGCAACAAGAAAAGTCCCGGACTCACTCATCTTCTTGAAAACGGTCACGCTTTACGGAACGGCGGAAGAGCGAGAGCATTTCCACATATCGCTCCGGTAAATGATAAAGCAGAGGGTAAGTTATTAGAGAACATCAAAAAAAGTATCAAATAAACGAAGGGAGTTATAACAATGGCTAACAAGATTAAATACGGTTTAAGCCGTGTATATTACGCAGTGGCAAGCATTGACGTAAGTACGGGTGTAGCTACATACGCAACACCGGTTCCGATTCCCGGAGCGGTTTCTCTTTCAATGGATCCGTCCGGAGAGTCAAACAAGTTCTATGCTGATAACGTTGCTTATGCAACATTCGCAGCAAACGCAGGGTATGAAGGCGAGCTTGAAGTCGCTCTCATTCCTGACTCATTTAGAAAAGACATTCTCGGCGAGGTTGTTGACAGTGACATCCTTATCGAGAAGTCAGGTGCAACAGCAACACCGTTCGCTCTTCTGTTCCAGTTCGAAGGCGATGAGGACGCAACACGTCACGTTCTGTATAACTGTACAGCAGCACGTCCCAACATCGGAAGCCAGACAACAGAGGAAAGTGTAGAAGTGCAGACCGAAAAGATCGAGCTCACTTGCGGAGCAATCTTCAATACGAAGCTCGACTCAAGCATTGTCAAGGGTAAGATATCCGACAAGACAAAGCAGACGTACACGGACTGGTTTAACTCTGTACATCAGCCTTCAAACGGCGGCGCAACAACGTAACAAGAAAAGGGGTATAAGAACATGACAAAAATAATCACATTAGAGGGCGGCAAGGTAGTGAAGCTTGCCGCCAATGCTGCAACACCGTTCAGATTCAAACAGTTATTCGGTCAGGATCTTCTCAAGTTATTCAAAAAGGCAGAGGATGAGGAAGAACAGCCCATTCTCGGGGAAGTCATCACACAGATGGCTTTTATCATGAACAGACAGGCGGAAGGCGTAAACCTTAACAGCGTGTCAATGGATGACTTTTATTCATGGCTTGAGGAATATGACGCAATGGATTTTGTTTTAGCAGGCGAAGAGATCATCAATTTTTATCTGGGATCTTCAAAGCCTACAATTGAGGCAAAAAAAAAGTAAAGCCGACAATCCGTGAAGAGTCAACACCGATGATCCTGCTCCGGGCTGTACAGTTAGGGCTTCGCTTGTCCGATCTGGAAGAGCTTACGATGGGCGATTTGTTGGATATGCTTACCGAAAACGCAAACGATCAGTATGAATATCCGTCAAAAGCCACACAGGACGATTTTAGGAGTTTTTAATGTCAGCAAAAGTCAAAGGCATAACAATCGAATTAAGTGCAGATACCAAAGGTATAGAAACCGCACTAAAAAACGTTAATAAAGAGATATCAAACACTCAAAAGCAATTATCTTCTGTCAACAGCTCGCTCAAGTTGAATCCGGGCAATACAGACCTTCTCGAGCAAAAGATGAGATTGCTCGGTCAGGCTATCGATCAGACAAAGAACAAGCTCACAGCCTTGAAACAGGCACAACAGCAAGTCTCGGCAGGAATGGCGACGGGGGCGAACAATCAGTCTCAATATGACGCTTTGACTCGTGAGATTTCCGATACAACGGTAAAGCTTAATCAATTACAGCAGACTCAAGCACAGACAAATACGGCTCTTTTGTCGGCTTCCGGTAGCACAACGGCATTCCAGACGGGACTTCAAGGGATATCAAACGCTGCGATGAATGTCGCTTCAAAAACGGCAATGATTTCGGCGGCAGCTGGAATGGCTCTCGGCGGAATGATCGCTCTTGGAACGGAGTCAGCGCAGACGGCGGATGATCTTGTCACGATGGCAAATCAGACGGGCTTGTCGACAGATTATCTCCAAAGACTCAAATATGCATCGGAAAGCATAGACGTTCCGCTCGATACTATCAACGGTGCGATCATGAAGATGAAAGGCAACCTCAAGAACAACGAGGATGCATGGAAGAGTATCGGTGTCGAAGTAAGGAATCAAAACGGCGAGTACAAGTCAATTCAACAGATTTTCGAAGAGACAGTTCATGCTCTGGGTAAAATCGACAACGAGACGCAACGAGATACCGAATCAATGAAATTTTTCGGAAAAAGTGCTCAAGAGCTTTCCGGACTTATTGATGACGGCGGAGCGGCATTGAGTCGTTTAGGCGATGAAGCCGAATCTATGGGCGGAATCATACCGGAAGAGACTTTAGAGCGACTTGCGTCTTTCAACGATAAAATCAAAAACATGAAGTTCAAGATTGAGGTAGCCGGGTTACAGTTGGCTTTACCTATTCTTGAAGCATTAGAACCCGTTATAAATACTGTATCGACAGGACTTTCAATGCTTGCACAAGTAGCGAGCTCCGTTCCTGCTCCGGTTATTCAGATAGCGATGGGAATGCTTGCGCTTATTGCGGTTATAGCTCCGATCGCTCTCGGTATTGCAAGCGTCACAAATGCTTTAACCGCATTAATAGGAATCCTTCCCGGTGTGGGTGTAGCATTCGGACAGATGGCTTCGGCTATGACATCAGCTCTTGCGGCGAATCCTTATATAGTCGCAGTTGTCGCAATTATTGGAGTTCTGGCTTTGCTTGCGTATGCAGTCGCAGAGATCATTATGCATTATGACGAATTGAAGGCAGGCGGACAGTCGGCTTTCAATGACTTGAAGCAGGCGGCGGCTCCGGTTGGGGCAAAATTTAACGAGATCAAAGAAGCGGCGAAGAACGGATTGAGTCAGATTCCGTCATTGATATCAAAAGCAGCAAACGCATTTTCAAAGTTACAACAAGCTGCAAAATCAGCGGTATCGGCTGTTGTGACAGTATTTCAACAGCTTATGTCGAAAGCGTTTAGTCTGGGTAAAGATATCATGGGGGCTTTTACAAGCGGTATCTCATCCGCAATAGACGAAGTAACAGCATCACTGCAAAGGCTTGTAAATCAGGTCGTGTCAATTTTAAGCGGCGCAGCATTCCAAGCAGGAATGGCAGGACAGGCGGCAGGGTCGGCGTATGCAAGTTCGTTTAATAGCTCCGCTTCACAGATAACGACTCCGACAGTCACAGCGACTTCGGTTTCGGCTGTTGGATCATCAAGCGGATCTGTCGCAGCTCTCACAACAGCGGTCAATACTTTATCTGCACAAATGAGCAGCGGAAACAGTTCGGGAACAAACGTCACTGTCGAGCTTGTCGGATCGGCTTCAAATATCTTCGACACGGTAAGGGTAGAAAATAACAAGTTGCAGACAGCGACAGGATTTCACGCTCTGGCATAAAGGGGAAAAAGATGGTATTTGCAACCATAAACAACGATTATTCCGGAAAAATCATTGTTGACACATACGATGTCAACAGAATCGATATATATACAGAATGGGAAGATGCAAACGGTACAAAACACCGAGACGTTTACAGACAAAGGATTCAAGGCTCTTTTGACATGCAGATATCTAAAATATCGGAGTATCAGGCTTTTGTTGATGATATTCGGACGCACAAGACGAACGGGGGCTTTGTTCCTTGTCGTGTTTGTGTGAACAACGAAAATAATGAAAACGTCTATGCAGAGCTGTTTATCGACTATGCTCCGATCAAGACCATGAAGAACGACTACACAAAAGGATATTTGACATTTACTGTCAATATTGAGGAAAGATAATGATTTCAGTCCCTGACGTAATAAAAGACCTGTATCATCAGGATCACGCATATAAAAACATCCGGATTCATTTCCCGAACGGGGAACGATCCGATATCTGTAATGACCTTATCGTCAAAAATTCTGTATCTTTCAAAGAGTCATTATGTTCTCAAAATACACTTAAATTCGGACTTTGCGAAAGTCCTGTTTTTGAGTGCGAAACTGTCGGAGTCGGAAACATTCAAGGAATGACAATAGAAGTATCTTGTGAGGTTGAATGTCCTTTCAATTGTCCGGGTGCAGAGTGGCGCACCGATCTTCAAAAGTATATTTATTCTATTCATTATGGAACGTTTGTTGTAAGTGAAGCAAAACGACAAGCGGATATGATTCATCGTAAAATACTCGCATATGGCGGAAAAGCTGCGCATGGGTGGAAGATTATCATGCCGGAAATAGAGAAACCGACACGAGCAGAAGCTTATACTCCTAACATGGGTTATTTTTTGGCAGAAAACGGCTTGAATGTTATAGAAAACGTGGTCGATCAAACGGTTGTATCTTGGACAGATACCATAACGGGGAATTATGCGCTCGGAGAGGATGATCCGTGGATCACAACAACGTATTTATCTGCTGATATTACATACAAGATCATGAAATTTGATTCAAATCATGACACTGACTATGACGCACTGTATCAGCTTGACTGGACGATGAGAAAAACACGAGCATCGACCTATAATGATTCGTTGATATTCTTTAATGATTATATGTCTTTTCTTGATAGGGAAGCTCTCGATTTTGCGCTTGATGATCTTTACAGAATAAGTATGTATTACGACTATGAATATCCAAGCGGAACAGGAGCATATAACCGGATATATTCAAGCGATGATTATATAGATTTGGGCGAAAATAATACTTTGAAAAAAATATTCTATCCATACAACAATGGATGGTATGAGGTTTCAAAAGGACGTTTTTATATTGAATGTCCCTACAAAATAACACTCAAAGTCGAAGATGAGAATTTTCATATTATTAAACAACGCACTTTTGAAATTGCATATACGCCATATATTTCAAAAAAGAAGTATATAAATGATGCTCCTGCGTGGACGGGCTTACAAATTGTTGTTCCAAGATCAGAACAAGAGTATTTCGGCACAACAGGCGGCGTATATTATCTGGATTGGACTGAACACAAAAACCTTGAAGAAAAGACGAACGCTATACTCGAAATTGCTGGACTTTTCATGTATTTCGGCAGAGACAGTCTTTATGATTCGAAAGTGGTCGATATAAAACAGAAGTTCGGATTGACTCCGAGAAATTCACTTTATCCGGGCAGAAACGTTTATCCCAAAGGGGTCACGGGTGGAAAACTTCTTCCGAAAGATTATCAATCCTGTTGGTATGGCGACAAATATACGTTGTACTATGGGGCGGTTAAATGTACTTATAAAACCGTCATCATCGAAGAAGGGGAAGAAAAAACAGTTGATTGGGAAATAACAATATATCTCAATGGCTTTGATGAAAATTCGGACGTTAATTCATATCAGGTTTATGACCTGTCAAATAATATCATCATAAAAAATGGTGTATGGACGGAAGGAACAATAAGAGATATGTGCGGTGCTATTGTTGAAAATCTTACGTCTGTAACATATATGCCTGTTGATTTCAAAGGTCGAGGGCTTCCGTATGTAGAGCCCGGAGATACGTTTGAGATATTAACTGCATCGAATGACAGTATAACGACAATCGTATTGAACAGAACATTATCAGGGGATCAAACACTGACAGATAATTATAAATCAGTATAAGGGGGTAAATCATGGCATTAGCATACACAGCTCCGACATGGACGGACGGATCAGGCGAAGGAATATCAGCGAGCAACCTTCAAGCAATATCAAATTGTATCGAAGGACTTGTACAAGGGAGCGACAAAGCTGTTCATCACGTCCAGATAGACGGCTCAATCATTACGCTGACATATGCAGACGGTACGACAGAAAACTTTGAAGCTGTTGACCTTAAAGGAATAGCAAGCATTGAAAAGACGGGGACATCCGGTCGGGTCGATACCTACACAATACAATACTCCGATGGAACGACCGACACATTCGATGTCACAAACGGCGAGATAGGATTTTCTCCCGTAGTCACGATCACGGATATAACAGGCGGTCATAATGTCAATATAACCGATGTAGATCATCCTTCGGGTCAGGACTTCGATGTTATGGACGGAACAGACGGACAGGACGGAACGGACGGAGTGAGCCCGACAATCACAATCACGAATATAACAGGCGGACACAGAGTCACGATCACGGATGCGGATCATCCTTCCGGACAGAGCTTTGATGTTATGGACGGCTCCGGATCGGGCGATATGCAGGCGCAGACATACGATCCACAGAGCGCAGTAGCAACGGCAGGCGGAATCCCTGATTATGTTTCTTCGGCTGTATCAACGGCTGTCAGTGGCAAATTGACGGGTAGAGTGTTCGGAACAGCAACATCCGCAGACGGAACGACAGTCACGTTTTCGGGGTTAGATTCAACAAAGGGATATGAGCTTGAGTGGGATATCCCAGACAGTTATAACGATGCTCCGGTTTCAACTTCAAACGTAGCAAGGACGGGAACATCCGTCACATATACGGTAGATAACGCAACGGTCGGAATGAGTTTCAGACTCATAGAGATAGGATAAGAAGGGAGATAAATCAATGGAAATGACGTATTTTGTAGACTACAAGCTCTACAACGGGGACAACAAGGGATGGGCTTACAAAACAGAGCTCAAAACCACAGACAAGGACACGGCTGTCAGAAAGTTCGGCGAGCTTATCAATCAGTTTTACGGGAAAGCTCCGTATGTGTTCGGCAATATCACGATGACAGATATGTATGGTAATGTTGTCGACAAGAACCAAAAGTTCTGGGACAACACAGAGCCAGAATCAGAAGAGTAGTCCATGACTACTATGTTCATGTTCTAATACCTTCACGGCGGCATCCTTCGGGGTGTCGCTCATGAAGGGGAAAGAGGTTTTTTATGTGGCAACGAGTACAAAGTGGCGGCAGTGGCGGCGGAGTTATTCCATTCTCTTTAGAAGCAGTATCTAATAGGGCAGTAATAAATAGTCAGAATTGTTATTTGTGGAATGATAATGGCACTCCCAAAATGCATTTTGAGATAAACGTGAGCCTTCCCTCAAGTGTAAGTGCAAACGTAGCATTCCTTGCGAAAATGATTCCGTTTGAAAGCGCAGGAGTTGCACAAAAAAATGTTCTTCCTGATGGTTTATATATATATGGTCTAAATTCAGAATCGAAACTGACTATTGCATGTACATCGTCAAGGAGTTCGGGCTATGTATATAACTGTAATACTGACATAACTTTAAGTTATACATAGGGGGGACAAAATGCAAACGGAAATAACGATACAAGCTCTCATTCAGTGCGGAGCGATTATTATGGGGGCTTGGGGGTTTTATAAGATCATCATGGAGATAGTAAAAAATATCACGGA